TTCAGTCTGAGTGTACCCACTTTACCATTTCTGATTCTCGTGGAAATACGATGGTTATTAATCATGATTTCTTTGAATTGGATATTTTAAACATAGATACTCGTCCTGGAAATCGGTCAATAACATTACAAAGAGATAATACGATTGAAAGTATTATTTACTCTTTAAGTATGCAATCTGAGTGGTTATGGTTATATGGTGGTTTGAATGTAATTACAACTCCAAACACCGAGTTTGCATGGAGGACTTTGTCCTATATTCCTCAATATTGGGGGATTTAATTATGGATGTATTACCTTTAGACAAATCAACATATTATCCAACAATGCTATTTGAAGATTATAGTTCATTGATTTGGACAGAACGATTTAATACGTCTGGTGAGTTTCAACTAACATCATCTAATATCCAAAAAACAATTGAGACTTTTCCTTTAGGTTCTTTAGTGTCATTACGTGACACAACCGAAGTCATGATGGTTGAAACTCATAGCATCGAGCCTAATAACTCAGATGGAACGCCTCAGATTACTATATCTGGTAGATCACTAGATTCTTTTCTTGAAAATAGAATTCTTTTACCCATTGTTTATGGTGAAAGTTGGGAAACATTACAAGAATATACGCCCCAAGAAATGATTTGCCTTTTGTTGTGGAATGCTTTAGTCAATGACACAGGAGAAGATCCAACTAAACCTTCTGGTGTAGGAACTTTATTATTTGATTATTTAGCTGTTGTTCCTAATTTAGTTGTATCTTTAGATTTAAATAGTTTGGATGAAAAGCCGCTTAAACACAAATGGTCTTTAAGTTCTGGTGATGTGAGTACTACACTTTTAGATATTCAATCGGCGTATTCGATTGGTGTTAGATCTATAAGACCCACACAAGAGTCTATGGCGTATTCCCGTGTTTCCTTTCTGGTTAGCTCAAACCGAAACATTCGTGGTAAGATGAGTCTTGAGTTTATAGAAAGTGATCCTACAAATCTTCGTTTTGATGTTTATAAGGGCATAAATCGAACAATTCATCAAAATACTGTTACACCGGTTATATTTCATGAGTCCACAGGGCATTTAATAAATCCAAAATACCTTAGGTCTATTAAGGATTATAAAAATAATGCTGTAGTATTAAATTCTAAAGAACTCAATGCTTTTCCTCCTGAATCGATCACAAGCCCAAGTACTTGGAACTCTAACACCAAATACTACGAGAGTGATGAGGTTTTCTTTAATGGAAGTTTTTGGACAGCTATTAAAGAACCTGATATTGGTGAAGAACCAGGAGTAGAAATTTCTGGAAAAGTAAACCCATGGGCAGTATTTAATCCTATATTAAGAACAATTTCTCTATACTGGGCTTGTCGTCCTTTATAATATCCATCCATATTAGTGGTTGTGGAAATAAATACATTAACTTCAGGGGGTCCTAAACCTTCTGCAGATTTTAAAAGATAAGGATCTGTAGCTCTAATATTCGAAACAGGGAGATCAATAGTGTTTAGACCTTTTAGCCTAATAGAAGTAAATTTCATGAAGTAAGAACTCCCTTCGCCAAAGCAAGTTGATTCTTCGTCTGTCGATAGAGCTCAACCTCAGACAGAGCCTTAGGCGAGTAGTTGTTTTGCTCGAACATTACTGTCGTTGGCGTATTTGCACCATCCGTCGGCATTTGCCAGTTAGCAAAGTAATCTTGATAGTCACTAGCAATAGAATCAGCATAATTCTTTGATGATTCCACAAATAAGCCTGGAATACTCAACATCTTACGCTTTTTCGTCAATTCTTCGTCAAGTTTAGCCTTTTCAATATCTGTCAGATCTAGAACAGGAGTAATAACAGGACTTAAATTCATGTCTTTGGACACAAACGCATCAATATTCTCAATAGAGCTCTTAAAGGTATCCATTAACGATGTACCCATCTGCTCTGCTGAATTGTTGGCAACATAAGAATATTTGTCAATACCATTAGCTAAACCTTGATCGACAAACATACCCATCTCCATAAATTCTTTAGAAGGAGAAGCAATGCCTAGTGCTTTCTTGGCTGCATTAATGGCGCCTGATGCCATACCAAGAATTGCTTGAATAATACCATTCATACCACCGGCAATGCCAGAAATAAATCCAGCAATCACAGCAGAAGCAAGATTACGACTAGCGTCCTGTACGCCCTTGCTGTTGTTTCGAATAGCGTTAGCCATAGCGTCAATGAATTTAACAACAGTCTTTGCGCCTTCATCCGCAAGTGGTTCTGCTTTATCGCCAATACCCTTGATAAATAGACGCATAATTTCAGCTGAAACATCAACAATCTGATAAATATTATCTCGAAGCTTATTCATGAAGTCCATCATAAGCTTGAAACCAGCTTGAACAATCTTAGGCGAGTTTACCATCAAGTAGTCAAGCATCAGATTAAGAATATTAGACATCGTCTTAGCAATTTTAGGAGCTAACTCATTAATGGTGTCCAGAATTGCATTAAGCAGCTTAATGGTTGCCGTGACAAACAAAGGAATATTCTCAGTGATTGTCTTAGTGAAACGAACAATACCTTCGGCGAACGCATTCATAACTTGTGGGATTGCTTGAACAATAGTAGTAAGCATTAGACCCATTGCGCCGGCTGCAGCAGTTCCGAGATCCACAAGAATCTGGATAGCTTTAGCAAACCAGAGGAAACCAAGTCCTGTAAGTGCTACTGCTGCTCCAAGTAAAGCCAAAGAGCCAGCCAGAGCAAGCATAACAACACTCACACCGTTAATCACATAAGCAGCGATACCAAGGACGGTCAAAGCACCTGCTAAGGCAATAAGGGAAACTACGATTTCCTTCATAGTAAGGTTACCCAAAGCTTTAAGAGCAGGAACTAAGAAGTTAAGTGCCACAGCAACAGCCAAGATTGCAGCAGCACCCATAATAGCTCCATTAAGAGCGTTCAGTCCAAAGGCAAGAATAACAAACGCTGCAGATAGAACAATTAAGCCCTTAGCAATTTGATCTCCAGACAGATTACCCATCATCTTGATGGCTTGACCAATACCGATTAAAGCTAAACTAACTACACCTAATGCAAAAGCCATAGGAAGCAAGTTAGGAGGCATAGCACCGAGCGCCATACCAATCCCAACAATGGCTGCTGCCAACATACCAACACCAAGGAGTATTTTACCAAAGTGAATCTCTCCCATTTTGGCAATTGCTGTAGACAGGAGAAGTAAACCAGCGCCCAAACCAATTAATCCGAGAGCAATGACTGGCAAACTTGGAGGCATTGTCTTTAAAGACCATCCGAGAAGAACAATAGCTGCTGTGACAGCAACTAAGCCCTTCGCAATGTCTCCTGCATCCATAGTACTGAACTTTTCAACAGCACTTGCAATGACACGCATAGCAAAGGCCAGAGCAATAAGCCCTAAACCTGTAGCAATCATGCCACCAGAGGCTTTAGCTAAAGGTGTTAAAGCAATAACTAAGACGCCCATAGACGCTGAAACACCAATGATACCCTTAGCTAAGGCTTCCCAGTCAAGTTTAGACAAGGTCTTAATCGCTTGAGCCAACATGATAACAGCGGCTGAAATTAGAATCATACTGCCGGCAAGGACAGGCACCTTAACAAAGCCAGTCATCCCACCAATCTTTGTCATGATAGCCATAGCAACCATAAGCTGAGTCATAGCTCCGCCAAGAGCCACCGTAGCAATAGTCAGCTTTTTAGAATCGATTAACGAAAGGGCCACCATAGCTGCTGCAAGGGCTCCAATAGCCAAAGCAATCTTCATTAGTACATTAGCTCGAAGGTTTTGCTGTACAGCTTGTAGAGTTCCTGTTAAAGTGCCAAACGTATCTTTAACGGTTTCAATGAATCCGCCACCAAAGTCAAGTTTGAAATCCCTTAAGAATTTACGAACAGCCAGAACCAAGGCAGCAAATAAACCGGTATTAATCAGATCAAACAGATTATTAATATCCGCACCAGAAAATGCTTCTTTTACAGCCGTGCCTACAGCTTTAAATGCATCTTGGACTTGTTGAACATAAGGCGCTAATACTTCCATGGCTAATCTGAATTTCTCAGACACAGCTCCAACAGCATTCTCTAAAGCTTGATATAGAATTGCCAAAGGTCCTAAACGCTGGGCCATTCGGTCAAAGGCGGAATTTACTGCATCACCGGCTGAAATATCAAATCCGCTAAAGAAGGCAACAACATACGTTGTAAGCTCTTGAATAAGCTTAACTGGCGTTTGAAGAATTGTACTTAACGTTTCAAAGAAATTGGAAAGTTTATCTCCGTTCTTCAAAGCTTCGTCAATACCAGTAATAAATTTACCAATATTGGCAGTTATTGTCAGAAAACCACCGGAGCTTTTTCCGATTGTACCAATCAAGTCACCAAGTACACCAATTACTCCACCAATAACCTGCTTAATAATAGAAAATATGGAGAAAAAGCCTTTAAATGTTTCTTTTAGCTTTTCGGCAGTGTCAGAACCAATTTTAATCTTGGCTGCAAATTCTTTGAATTGAACAGTAAGATCGTAAAGTTCTTTGCCTGTCTTAGCAGGAAATATCTCACGGAAAGCCTTTGTGATTGGCTTGATAATCGTTCCAAGACCTTTGACTGCTGTTGCTAATGCGTCAATTAAAGTGTCTCGACCGCCTCGATCTTTCCAGTCTTGAAGAACTTTATTTCTGGCTTCAGCTGATTTATTAATTACTTCACCTATACTATTGTTAATATTAGTAAAGAGTTCCGTGGCTTCATCAAAGTTACCTATAATAATGCCGAATGTTGCAGACCAACTTGAGCCGATACCCTCTTTGATGGTCCCCAGTAACTTTGTAAAGGTACGAACTTTAACAGCAGCTTCTTCTGCTGTTTTTGCTTCTTGCTGAAGCGATTTAATTTGCTCAGCTGATAAACCAATAGCCTTCATTTGAGCCGGCGTTACTTCACCAGCCATGATTTTAAGGTATTGCTCCATAACATCTGCAGATAACCACTCTTTTTCAAGAGAACCATTAAAGTTATCGCCAGCTTCTTTAGCTGTAATAGACTTTCCCTCAAACGTACCCATAGCATCGGCAATAGCAATAAGACTATTCTGCATATTCTTATTGCCCATACCGGCGTTGGTTAAAGATTTCCAGTCCATAAGACGGATGGTGCCAGTAGTAAGTGCTTGAGACAACTGGTATTGAGCGCGAGCAGTACCCTCAGCTGTTGCGCCAGAAGCAGCGGCAGCATTCGAGAAACCCTTAATCATAGCAGTAGCATCTTCAATACCAATGCCGGCGTTTGTAAACAGTCCAACAGCTTTAGTCATCTCGCCGAAGTTGTAAATTGTTTTATCGGCATATCTATTTAACTCTTCTAAAGCAGCATCAACCTGTTTTAAAGTTGTTCCGTCTTTTTGAGTGTTTGCCAAAATGGTTTGAATCGATCCCATTTTGAGTTCATACTCTCTAAAACCATCCATAACAGGGTCAAGGGTTAAAGATTTAATTAATTGAGCCCCGACAGACATTGCTTTTTGAGTAATTGTAGCTAAGGCGGTCACTGCAATCGTAGCCATAGCAGCAAAACCAGCATTAATTTTAGTAATACCACCTTCAAGGCCACTAAGATTTGTTCTGTTTGCAGCGTCTTGGACTTGCTCCAAACCTTTGGTAGCTCCATTAAGACCTAAAGCTTGTTTAAGTCTATCCAAAGTACTAATAGTAGTACTAGCACCTCTTTCAAACTGTGAATTGTCAAACTTCATTGTGACAATTCGACTGTCAACAGTACTCATCAAGCAGTCACCTCCTTCCAAACACTGGCCGCAATTCGATCGAATACTGGTCGTAAAGCCGGATTAATATAATCTCTACCAGAGACATAACCCCCGGTGCCTGTTCCATGTCCAACTTGAATAAGAACGGCAATTGGAACACCATCAACTACGTTAGTGTTACTCCATATGATTGCATATGACGTAGATGTTCTCTCAATTTCATATGTCCAAGACCGGGCTGTATCACCACTATCTTTTGGTGTTGCTTCAGCTAAAGCTTGGACTCCTTCTTCACCATAACGACTTAGTGAGTCAAAAATGGATTTGTCAGACATACGCTTAAGAAATTTTTCAGTGTTTTCAAAGCTTCCATGTGAAGAGATAGTAATCACTAGAGCTCCTATTCATCTAAAGTGTAATACCTGGAATTCATTGTAGTTACTAGTCTTGTTCGTGGTAAACTCTGAAATACACCATCTATTCCCGTTTCAGTTAAATCTCCATACCCTTCGACAAAAGACGAAAAGCCAGAAATATAGTCAGGCGTAATAGATTTTGGTGAGAAATGTTGAACTAGAGAAGTCAAAACATCAAGTGATGGAAGCATTGAAACTGCTTCTTGATTATCTACGCCATAAAGAGTATCTTCGATAAACAATAATATCGTTTCATCGATGAAACGACTATCTATAATAACATGTGCTGTTGGAGTAAATCCGTCAACTACTGAAGGAGTTCCAGTTAAAGACCATGTAAAATTCAAGGCATTAGGTTGAGATGAATATGTTTCATAATTATGATCTTGTAAAGAAGCTGTTAGATTATACAAAATATGAATCTGATACCCATAGTCCGTGCTAAGTGTATCGTTTCCAACCAAAGTTCGATAAGAAAGATTAAAAGACAAAGGTTTTTGCCCAGTTAACAGCATTCCCGAATCATCAAAATTTTCTAACCCCTGATATGGCAAGAATTCATCTGGGTAGGTGAAGGCAACTAAGGTTGCTTTGAATTCACCTTCTTTTCCAATACGATCTAATTTAACGCCATCTAAATATAAAGTAACATCTGTTTCTTCTAAAGATTCTTCAATAGAAATTAGACCATTCCAAGATACGCCAACACCATCAGATAAATATAAGACTCCTTGATCTAACCCTGTCTCAAAGTATCGTTTTTCAATTTCATCCCAGACAAGTTTACTCATAAGGAGTCCTCCTTAAAAAGATTTCTAAGCTGTCTCATACATTAAATTTCCAAAAACACGGACATAACCTTGATCGTCAACAGCGTCAACAACAGCATTTCCTAACACACCATTATAAACATCTTCATAATAAAAAAGCATATATTGACTGTTACCTTCTAAAACAATGTGACCTGGATCTTCAACGTGTTTATTAAGAGAGGGAATCCATCTCTTAATAATACACCGTCCAAAAACCGTCAAACCAGATGGTAATGCGTTTGGAAGTGGAAGGGAAGCTCTAAGAGGAAGACCCGTGTTAAGCACATCTTCACTCTGAACACCTGCATTTACAATTAAAGAAACCCGACCGTTTTGATTCACATAACCAGATACATAATAAACTGTTGTTTCTAGTTCTTGACCATTTGTCAATGATATAACTGTGTCCCAATCAGTCCAAGTTCTTTGAACTTTTGGCGGAACATAAGTATCATTTAACAAAGTAATCCATATATTATACTCATCATTCCAAACTTGATGATTCTCTATTGTAGTATTAAATATAACTCTTCCGTTCCATAATTCATCTTGAGTTAACTCGGATCGAGTTTTATGATCCATAGATACAATCATATGTTTAAAATCCGAAGTTAAAGCTAACCTATCTCGAACTACTTTTGGTAGTCTATAATAACGATCCCAAGGAGGTGTTGGCACAGGAGGTGTATAATTACTGGTCAAGCTAAGATTCCATGTCTTTGTAATGGAATTCCAAGTTTCAATAGCTTTTTTATTTAAATTATAAATAACTCGCCCATGCCATAAATCTTTTTCGCTTAAATTATCTTTTTGTGTTTCGGACATTGGCACTATTGTAAATTTTAATTCATCACTTTTAGCTAACTGCTCTCGAATTTCTGGAGGAAAATTTTTATCATTATCTACGCCTGCAAATAAAGGAACACTCATAAAAATCTCCTTAATTAATAAACATTAGAAATATAATAAGTAATTTGACCAGAAATTTTGCATCCATTTGTCAAAAGATGTGGACTATTGGCCTTCAACGGAAGATACTCTCCTTCAGAAACATACAAAAGTTCAAAATATCCAAAGGGATATTTCCCACCTGTATAGTTTCCGTTATGAGCTCTAACCAATCCTGTTTTAATTCCACCGCCAACAGCTGTATAATCTATAAGAAGATTGCCCGACGGATATTGTAAATCACCACTACGCACTTCCCAATATGATGGAATAATGAGTGAATGGCTAGAATATGGTTCGGCTCCGATAGGATTATAAAACTCTATGTTAAAAATAGAAGATGCCATAGAATCAGTAGCTATGTGTCGTCCTGAAGAAGTATAATTTTGAGGACTATACTCTTGAAAATAGTATTTTAATTGTGGCTCAAAATCCCACCATTCTGGTTGAATAGGCACATAGTTTTCATCTAAAACCGACAACCAACCCTGTGCTGTCTCAAACCAAACCTGAAGTTTTCTTGAAGTAGTATTAAAAATAGTTCGACCGTTCCATGTTTCTTCAACAGGAAGACTATTTCTTGCTGTTTCAGACATAGGAGTGACCATATTACGAAGTTGCTCACTTTTAGCTAACTGAGAACGTACCTGAACGGGAACATCATAATTTTCATCCCAAAACGGAGGAGGCTCTGGAAAATCATATGTATCATCTAAATACTCAACCCAAACACCAGGGTTAGTCCAACTCTCAATTTTCTTAGAAGTTGTATTAAAAATAGTACGTCCAAACCAAAGCTCTTCTCCAGAAAGAGCATCCCGAACAGTTTCAGACATAGGAATTAAAAGATTTCGCAACTGTTCACTTTTAGCTAACTGAACTCTTACTTCTTCAGGAAAATTAAAATTTTCATCAACAGAAGGAAAAAGATCATATGGCATTTAAGCCTCCAATCTATAAAAACCTGAATTTGAAGTCAAGTTTAAACGCGTGTCTTGTAAAATAACAAAGATTCCATCTATTTTTGTAGCTGAAATATCGCCTAGATCAGAGACTAATAGCGAAAAACCAGAACTATTGTATTCAATTTTAAATGGATTCCAAACCTCAAAAATATTTGAAAGCTCAAATAATGTTGGAAGTCGAGGATCTGAAGTCGAGGTTCCATATATAATAGACTCTAAAAGAGAAAGAACCTCCGGAGGCATTTTTGTAGAATCAAAAACAATATGGGCCGAAGGTGATTGATTTGGGTAAACTAAAGGCGCAGTACGAATATCCCACGAACGAGATTCTAAAGTCGCGCTATCAGTTATGGTTGAACGATTTAATGTTGATGGTGTGATACTAGCATTGTAGACAAGATGAATCTTATAACCCAAGTCATTACCGATTTGAGTTCGATAAGAAAAATCAAATTTTGTTTTTGGTTGATTTGTTAGAACAAAACCAGGAACAACAGACGTCATTCCTAAGGCTTGATTCAATTCCCATGGTGTGGTAAACGCATTTAACGATAATTTGTAATCCGTATTAGATGTTACGTCTAAATTTTTCTTACCGTCAAAATAATAAGAAGTAATATTGTTAGATTGACTTTCAGTTACACTAACTATACCATTCCAAGGGGCAGATACCCCATCATCTAAATAAATAACACCTCGGTCGACACCAAACTCATACTTTCGGTTAAGATCTTGGTTCCAACTTAGACGGGTCATACTACCCTCCTATCCAGTAGTACCAAGTTCGGACTTTCTTTTAGCATTTAACTCTCTATTGCGTGCTAAAAGATCTTTTTTAGACATTTTCTCAGGTTGTGCATTCTTCACACTGAAAATCTTAATCAATGTAAACAGACGATTCAAATGCCAATACTGAAATTCAATTGGAATATTAAAAGTAATCATCCAATAATAGATTAGTTCTGCTGTAATTACTTCGGAGCTTTTTTTACCTTGCTTTTTTTCATTAAACCAAGTAGCAGTCATCTTTGCTTCGATGTAAGCATTGATTTGTTTAAAATTTTCTTTACTAAGCCTATTAAGAACGTCTGGGGGATATTCCTCAGTAAGAATCATAGCCTCAATGTAAGCTAATACTTCTTCATCTGTTTTTTCTTCAGAGCCAAGGAATGGTTTCTCAAATTTTGACTCCCATTTTGAAAGAGAGACTAGAGAATGTTCTAATTCCAAAGTAAACGCGTCTTCTGTTGTAAAAACTTGAAGAGCTTCATCAAATAGTTCAATACCAGGAACTCTAAGTATCAACATTCTCTAGTCTCTCTTTCAGGGTAAATCAAGGTCCAACTGGCGTAAACAGCGCAATGACCTCATCCGGGGTCGGAAGCTTTGCCACAGTTCCAGGTGAGCCGGCGGTTCCATACAGCAGATCTTCAAGGTCAGCAAGCGCATCTGGATCAGCCGTTGCTGAGTTGATCGAGATGAACGAAGTGGCCTTGTAACCCGTAACAGTCATAGGAGTCGTAGTGACCTCCCAGCTGAAGGTAATCGGCTCGGGAGAGTCGTTAACCGTCGAGTAGGACTTCTCGGTCGGGGCTGCCTGAGCACCATAGATCAGGTGAAGCTTGTAACCATACTCCTGACCATCAACATCGTTACCCAGAAGGGTGCGATAGCTCAGACCAAACATCTTACGCTGCTGCTGGCCAATGAGGATGCCATCCTGAGGCGACGCAGAGCCATCGCACTGCCCAAACTCCTCAGGATAGGTAAACGCCTCGATGGTTGCACTGAACTCCTCAGCCGAAACCAGGTTAAGATACTTAATGTTGTCAGCGAACTGAGCCGTCGACTCGGCACCCGAAGGAGATTCGGTCACAGAGACCAAACCATTCCAGGCATAACCCTTGTCGTACACCCCACTCGCATTAGCAATGTACAGAACCCCGTGATCGACACCGGTCTCATAAAACCGTTCGCCAAGGGAGTCCCAGGTAAGTACTGGCATTTAAGTTCTCCATTCTAGAAGAATAGTGTAAATACATCATGGTTTAAATTATCCGCTGTGAAAAAGGTTTTATGTTGGCAAAGCGGAAGATCTGCAATTTTGTCTGGAATACTACTATCAGGATTTCTATCAATATAAGTCACCTGATAACTAATTTTGCGCGCATAAGCTGAGTTATTCGCAAACTTAGTATCCATTCGGTCACGACTGTACACAATACACGGATATTGCATACGAAGCGTTGCTGGTGGCTGGAAATATACGTTTCTACTTCCAAGTAAGGTCTCAAGGATCGTCTGTAGGCTCTGGCGTTGGCCCATTATAGACACCTCCCAACCTGAGAAGCAGGCGGGGACTCTGCACTTCGACCGTCGAAACAGTCCACAAAGTCCCCGCCCACCGCACATACCGAATATCAACAAAGTTTTCGTTAGCGTAGGCATCAGCAACGATACTAATGGCGTTTGAAGTGACAATATCATCATTAAGTTTGTCAGCTTCTTGAAGCCGGCGAAGCGTATATGTTACATCACCATAATATGCTCGCTCAATAATTACATCGTTCCATACACCCGGCGAAACTTCTTCAGCTGCACCGTATCCTACAACTCCGAAGAACCTTGTCATAGGTTGTCCTAATTACTAAGGGCGAGAGAAGGTCCAAGACGCCGTGGTGTTAGCCGCGAAGTAGTAGTCCTCATTCGCCTCGGCGGTAACCTCAACCGACTCACCCGCATCGATAGCAGTCTGGGCTCCAGAGGAGACAGGCAGACCATCCATGAAGTAAGACACACCGGTCTTCGACGGGATGGTAACAACACCAGTTCCCTCAACGAAGGTAGGAGCATCCGGAGCCACAAGAGTACCAACGGCACGCGAAATAACCAGAGCAGACTTGTGCTTGGTCAAGCAACCCGACAGACGAGACTCAATCAGGTACTTGTACTGGTTGTAGTCAATGTCGAAGTCATCAAACATCGACAGAACGCCACCCTTGTCTGCACCAACCGTGTAGTCAGCAAGGTTAACCAGAATAGCAAGCAGCTCGCCACCGTTCGTCGTCTCACCATCGAGAATCGGAACGGGAACGATCTTGTCGGCACGAAGCGCCGAAGCAAGCTCAGCCTCAGTCGCGTAAATACGGCGACCCAGCTTGTCCTTCACGAGCAGCAGATCCGTAAGAATCGCCTCCGAGCAGAACATGGTCGGGTTACCGGTACCCTTGTAGTTGACACGAGCACGAACGATAGCCTCAACAAAGGCGTCGCCAGTCACGTTCGAAGCAACCACAACCTGGTGAGCATAGAAGTTGTCGTCACGAGCAATCGGACGAATGTTCAGCTCGTTGATCTTGTCGTCATCGTCAGCCTCACGACCGTCGCCAACGAGAATCGCACGGGCGATTTCCTCATCAAGCATCAGGCGCATCTCAGCCTTCAACCACGCAACCACATCCAGATCCGTGACGTCAATGATGTCATCCCGGTCAAGCTTCTGCTTCTTGTAGATGGTGGTCGGAGTCGTCACTCGACGCGAAAGCGCAAAGAACTCATCCTTCTTCATGCTACCCTTCACATAACCCTTGGCACGGGCATCATCAAGAGTAATATCCGCAGAAAGCGATTTGATTCGAGAGAACGGGGAGTGCCGGGTCTCATTCATGACCGTGGTCACCCACTCCATGCGGCGGCTGACAAGCTCAGGCGAGTTAGCCAGAGCCTGAGCATCCGGGAACAGCATGTCGATGTTCTCGATGCCGTAGGTCACCGCGTGCTGAAGAAAGGCCTCCTTGAACGACCCATGGCGCTGGGCGTCCTCAAAAATCGTCTTCAGCTGGTCATGAGTAAGGCTCGGGGCGCTTGCCGAAGCATCCCTATCCTTCTCAAACACATTGTGGGTCATTTCAGTACCTTCCTGGTTGTCTTTATCAGTGTTGTCATCTTCAGAGTCATCATCAGTAGCTTCATCGTCAGAATCATCAGACTCTTCCTCTGAATCTTCCTCAGATTCGTCATCCAAATCAGAGTGTTGCGCGGCACCCTCTTCGAGAGCCATTCCAATTAAGTAGTTAACTGCAGTTTTCTGCTCATCAGTCAATGATTCATAGACGTCTTGAACAGTCTTTTCTTCATCTTTAACTGCGGTGTCTTCATGCGAGACAGCAGTTTCTTCAATAATCGGTGTGCTCTCGTGCTCTAAAGTTAAACCTGTGTAAATCACAGCTTCATCCTCAAGAGTTTCCACATCACCATCAGAGTGAGCAATACGAACATTGTCAATTAAAGCTCCAGGGTTTGCACCCGAAAGAACCAAACTAACTTCACGAATTGCACCATGCAGGACCTGCTTTCCACGCTCAACAAGCTTGTTAGCGTAAATTGAAAGCATTGTAATGTCTTGGTGCTGAACTAAGGTCTTAGCACTTTGACCTGCTTCGGTTTCGTTGAAAAACCCATAGGCGTAGACGCCATCCGGGCGATTTTCAAGAACGGCATGTCCAAGGACATTGCCTGGATCGTTATGCCCATGCTGCCAAACAAGAGGAACCTTCATGCCATGATTGTCTTTAAAAGCATCGGGCATGATAGTTCGACCATCGGAGCACTTGAGACCGGCTTTTGTGGCATAACCGCTGAAATCAGCTTCCATTTTGACGGACTCCTTTCCGTTTATTGTCATTTAAAAATTGATAACATTTCCAGGTCTGTTAGAAGAGGAAGTATTCTTTGATGAAGACTTTGAAGATGATTTCTGCCGAGCTTTCTTAACTGAAGTTTTTAATTCATCTCGAACTTTCATAATCTTCTCTTCAACTTTTTGAATTTCTTCTTTCAGATTTTTTTCTTGTTTTTTAAGACTAATTTGTTCTTTGTTTTTTTCGTAGTATTCTTTAGAACGCTTTCTGGCGTCAGCTTTTTCCTTAGACGTCTGATCAGTAGAACCACTAGCTTTTTTAGACGTTCCATCTTTTGAGGAATCTTCTTTTTTTTTCTCGGCCCTTGATTCTTCGGTACCAGCGTTTTCGGAAGTACGCCGTTTAGCTTCTGCTACAAGTTCCGAAAGGAGTTCTTTCAACTGCTCAAGTCGAGCTTTATAAGCTTCAACTCTAGCTTTAGTTTCAGCTTTTAGTTGCTGCTTGTTTTTTGTATTAGCGGGCTTTTTTGTACTAACACGATTACCAGCCGATCCTCTGTCAGATCCACTTGTTGTTTCGGAAAGACCTTTTTTTCGACCCTTTAACTTTTTAGTACGTTCGTAGTACTCTTTACGTTTAACCGGATCATACTCATGAAACAAACTGTGTGCAAACTCTTCGTTTGTCATCTTAAGTTCAGACATCATTCATCAAGACCTAAATCATTGAAAACATCATCAATAGCAGAATCCATCTCATCAAAAGCATCTTGCATGATAGCATCTTCAGATTCTGCTTCTGTATCAACGCCTAAATCATTAAATACGTTATCTAAAACAGAATCCATGTCATCAAATACACTTAATGCTTCGCTATTTTCAGAAACTGTTTCTGTTGGAATTGAACCTTCTGGTTGTGGCATATTACTATTTACTAACTGATCCGCTTTAGGATCTCCAGCAGGTTTAAACCCAACAATCTGCCTAATTTCGTTTGAGGTAAGAATCTCATTTCGAGTAAACTTATCGACCAATTCTGCCATGTCAGCAATTGGAATAAGCTTAAACGGGTTACGGAAATACATGATTCTTTCTTGCAGCTTGAACCGTTTCCGACCAAGAAATGCTCGTTGCATTGCTTCCGTGATGGAGTCTAAGATAGGCTCAATTGTTCGGTTAAAATAGTTGAGCATAATCTTTTCGCTGGCCGTACCATTCATGATTTCTTCAGTAATACCAAGTTGACCATACAACATGTTAGTTAAATA